GAGCAGTACTACCTGGATCAAACAGTATATAAAATACGATATCAAATCAGCTGACGATACCCCTGATCTAAAACCCAGTGACCGTTGGCTTAATGAAATCAAAAAACTAGGCCCCTTGACCCATGTTCGTAGCATTACTTTCCTAGGCGGAGAACCGTTCAAAAGCCCAGTTCCTGTAAAATTTTTAAAATTAGTAAATTCTACTGTGGGACTTGATCACGTCCGAGTACATTTTCAATCCAATGCTAGCATTGTGCCCAGTCTAGAGTTGATACCACTATTAAGAGCGTGCCAACGAGTAAGTTATGGTCTGAGCATAGATGGCGTTGGTGACCGATTTAATTATCTTAGATACCCTTTACACTGGAACAAGGTCGTTAAAACTTTAAACTATGTTAAAAGTCTTGGACTGGATAATCTGATGTTTAGCCTAGTGGCCACTACCAATCCTCTAAACGTGTATTACTATCGAGAAATAGAAACCTGGGCACAAGACTTTTTTAAAGATCATGTTCCTACTGATAATCCCGATTATTGTTTGATCCGTCCTAATAGATGCTCAGGAACATTAGACCTGGCACTTATACCTTCGGCTCTACGAGCCAAGACAATAGAAGAATACGGTGCAGATCATCCAGTATCAAAAATGTTAGACGGACTGACCTCAGACCACAATGTGGATCCTACCCAAATGTTGCAGTATCTGGATCGTTGGGATTTGTTAAGAAAGAAAAACTGGCGAGAAACCTTTCCTGAAGTAGCGGAATATTTTCAATCTAATTGACATATACCGTTTTTTATTGTATAATATACATTTACAACAGGAGAAATCATGAAACCAAGAATTGCAAGCCGCGGCCCAGGAATTGATATGGAACAGTGTGTACGTCAAGCTGGTGGTGGACGCTATGACATGGTCCTAATCGGTGCACAACGCCTACGTGAACTCAAACGTATCCACCGCGAAGACACCACAAGATATGTGACCTGTGTAGATGCTCTAAATGAAATTCAAGCCGGACAGGTTAGTTTAGTTGACTACTTAGCAAAGGTAAAATAATATGGCAAAGCCACAACAAACCGCAAGTGAATTAAGTCGTACTTTATCAGGACAATGGACCAAGACCGAAAAGCGAGCAAAAGCTAGTCGTCAAATGATGGACGCAAACAAACGCACACACGCTATTAATAAAGCATTCAAGCAGGGACAGATTCTAAACAAATAGCAATACAGGAGGGCTGGCCGAGCGGTCGAAGGCACCCGCCTACTAAGCGGGCATGGGTCTTAACAACTCATCTGGGGTTCGAATCCCTAGCCCTCCGCCAAGATTTTACAAACCCGTGTTGAGCACAAATAAGTAAACATATCAAACAGGATCACAATCATGGCAAAAAAAACTTTACAACGTAAGAAACCGGGTTACACCCGTAATGGCGAAATCAAAATTGTTAGTCTTAACACAAAACAATTAGCCGAAATGTTACCAAAAGTCAGCAAGAAAAAGATTCAAGCAAAAATTGCTCGACGTCTTACTGACCTAGGATACGTTGCACCAGTAGTAGTCGAAGAAGTAGCGGTAGAATAGTAATACAGCCCCTATAGCTCAGCTGGTAGAGCGCAGCATTTGTAATGCTGATGTCCCGTGTTCGAATCATGGTGGGGGCACCAAATAAAGGAAGCGTATGTCAAAACTATCAGATACACTCAAAGCAGCATTGGATAAGAAACGAGGCATCCATCACGTGGACGGCAGTGATGCCGGTACTACAGTTGAAAAGAAAGTTAAAGTCAAACCGTCAACTGGGCCGGCCAAAAAGCCGCCAACCCGGAGTGCCGGTCGCGGTCGGTAAACAATGCCCGATAAATTTGACAATACCAAACCTAATGTCATATTAATATCAGATTTTACTGATACCCTTATGTTATCAAAAACATTTGGGCCATTTAAAGTAGCCTGCAATCTTCGTCAGGCTGGGTATGAAGTAGCAGTAATCTCACACGCTCATATTTTTACCTATGAGGAAATCCTGGGCGTATTAAAACATTTAATCTCGGACAAAACTTTATTTGTTGGATTTAATAATATGTTTTACAAATCAACTGCGAGTACTCCTAACGCTACATTCAAAGGTGGTATCAGTTATGGTCAACGAGAAATCGGTGCTATGCTACCGCACGGTAAGGTGCTTAACACCAATCTTAAAGACTATATAAAATCTCTCAACCCAACGTGCAAATTGGTACTAGGCGGCCCCACTGCACACGACGGCATATTAAATCAACATTTTGATTATGTAGTAATGGGCTATGCTGATATTAGCGTGGTGAATCTTGCTGACCATTTGTTAACAAACAAAAAACTTGAAAAATCACATCGAAGTTTGTTTGGGATGACCATTGTTAATGATGCCAAAGCAGATGGGTTTGATTTTGTAAACACTGCAATGGAATACAGGGAATATGATTGTATTTTGCCAGGCGAAACACTGTGTTTGGAAGTATCCAGAGGTTGTATTTTTAAATGTTCCTTTTGCGGATACCCGTTAAATGGCAAGAAAAAATTAGATTATATTAAACAAGAAGAATTAATTTACGACGAACTTATCAACAACTACAATAAATTTGGTGTTACTCGCTATTACCTCCTTGATGATACATTTAACGACAGCAAAGAAAAAGTAGAAATGATCTATCGTATTTCTAAACGACTGCCGTTTCAATTGGAATATTGGGCCTATGTTAGACTAGATTTGTTAACCGCCCATCCCGAGACTCGAGATATGATTTTTGAAAGCGGACTCAGGGCCGCGCACTTTGGCATTGAAAGTTTTAATAAAAAGTCAAGTAGCATCATCGGCAAAGGCATGGGCAAAGAACGGTTGATATCTACTCTAAATCAGATTAAAAATCGTTGGGGTAATACTGTAATGTTAAATGCAACTTTTATTATAGGACTGCCCGAAGATACAGAAACAACCATTGCTGAACAGTATGATGATTTATTCAGTGGATGCACCGGGCTAGACACCTGGGGTGCTAGAGAGTTAGAAATTGAAAATAAAAATAGCCGTCCCGACATAGCAGTAAGCGATTTTGCCATCAATCCAGAAAGTTTTGGCTACGAGATCCTTGGTGAAATCCCGGATAAAAATTTACTTAACTGGAAAAATAAAGACTTAACCTATATACGTTGTCAAGAGTTGGCGCAACATTACCGCCAACTTAACAACGGCACTCAAAAAATTTCAGGGCTAGCATCCATGCAGATATCAAGTCTGGGATTTGACTTAGAATTTTCTCGTAATAAAAATGTCTTAGACTTTGATTGGCACACCGTTGACCTTAAAAAACAAGAACGCAGCCAACTATATAAAAATATGTTTTTTCGGGCATTTGATATTCAACTAAATAGTTTTGCAACGCCAGGTTCTTCTGACGTCGGACTGATTGACGCTTGACATAGTGATGTCTTTACTGTTATAATATAACAGAACGCCTACCGTAGTAGAGTTCTTCTACAAGCAATAAAATAATTAAGGTTTTTAAATGTTAATTGATACAGATTATCAGCTGATAGGTTCGGTGCCGTTGCACGTTATTTCTGGATTACAAAAATTAGCTTCAACCCTGGATTGGACCACTACCGAATTTGACAGGAATGATCCGTATTTAAATACCAGGATCGTTCGTGTGCCATATAATGTCCGAATCGAGCCATCACAAGAACTCACACACAATGTTAGTAGCGTACTAACAGAATTTGAACCCGTTGATCAATGGATTCATTTACAGTATCCTGAGCATACCTTTATCAAATGTGAAATAGCCTGTTTATTGCCCGGAGACAAATTAAAATTCCATGTTGATTCTCGCTGGTGGCATCAACATAGTCACAGAATTCATGTACCTATTACAAGTAATCCTGATTGTTTTTGGTGTGTTGAAGATCGAGAGCACTATCTTAAAGTAGGTGAATACTACGAAATTAATAATCGTCGCTATCACTCTTACTGCAATCGCGGCGCGACTCCTAGATTGCATTTGATATTTGACATCATATCAAATAAAAAGTACCAAGCCGCATTGACAGAAGGAATTGATATTGGATCTAAGACGTTTGAAACTTTATTCTTGACTCAAGAAGAATTTTTTCAGGTATTACCTGAATTGTGCAAAGATAACTATTTCTAAGGACAAATTTAATGCACAATCAGCAATTTATACAATATGTAAACTTACCGCTCATTCCCAACAAGCTGTTGTCATCCATCGATTTAACAAAAATAAAGTCACAATTTAATTATAATCCAACTGCTACATTTGACAACTATGTGTGGGCCGACAAATATAACGAAGACATCAACCAATGGTGCAAGGAAAATATTTCTCCAGATGTATACTTTGCCTTTCAAATTATGTCAGGAGATTTGCCTGCGCATCAAGACAAAGGAACATTAACTAAATTTAATTATATTATTACCACCGGCGGCGAAAATGTAATTACAAATTTTTACGACGATAATCAACGAATCATTGTAGCATCCTACAATGTACTGCCGCATCGATGGCATATATTAAAAGCCGACGCTTATCATAGCGTATCAAATATAGAACCTGGGCAACTTAGGTTATCAATTACTGGAAGAATATTTTAATGAAGCAGATATTATTTTTAATTTTAGCCTTGATTATTAGTCAAGCACAGGCACAGCCTACATTTAATCCTGGGCAACGACCCATAGAAATAGTGATAGGATATACAGCAGGTGGTGCCAGCGATAAATGGGCAAGAACAATAGATGATATTTTTGTGGCCAACGGCTGGAAAAGCACAGTTGTTTATAAGCCAGGCGGTGATACATCTATTGCTTCATCCTATGTAGCAAAGTCTGCGCCCAACGGGCACACTATATACATGGCTGGCAACGGTTTTACAGATACAATAATCTTAAAGAAAATTCCAAATTTAGAATATTCAACTAGTGATTTTGCACCGATAGTAAGTCTAGGAAATACTACTGCTGTCCTGGTAGTTGGTCCTGATGTTCCGGTTAGCAACTATAAAGAGTTTAAAAATTTTGTTAAACTTAACCCTACCCAATTTAATTTAGGTTTTTGGAATGCCGGATCGACTAATTTATTAAACGAGTGGGCCAAACGTGAAAACTTGCCTACTCCTAATATCATTCCTTATAAGGGATCAGCAACGCAAACAATCGATCTAATAGGTGGCCGTCTTGCATTTACAATAGACAGTCTGGCCAATGTAGT